CGGCTCCCTTTTTTTATAGGGAAAAATTATGTCCAAATTAATTCAGGCAAACGTGGTTGAGCTGGAAGCCCCGGCAAGACAAACGGCCACCTTTAATACTGCTGATATTGACCTCACTAATTACAGCGGCCCTTTCCACATCATTCTAGCCACAAGTGCAGGCGGTGGAACCACTCCAACGCTTAACGTAAAGCTTCAAGACGCAACGGCTTCTGGCGGAACCTACGCCGACATAACAGGCGCTGTTTTTGCAGAAGTTACGGGCGCGGCTGACTCTACACAGATGATTACTTTGCAAGCTGACGAGATGCGCGGATTCCTTAAGGTAGCTGGCACTATTACAGGAACCAGCCCCACTTTTGATATGTCGGTCGTTGGCCTTGGCTGTCTTAAGTCTGGCCGCAACGCTTCGCAAGCGGTGTAAGCCATGAAAGTTAAATTATTGAAAGATTGCTACGTCGACGGCAAACCCTGCGAGAAAGATCAGGTGGTCGATACCAGCCGAGGATGGCTGTTAATCGGTTGTGGCAAAGCGACCAAAGACTTTGAAGAGAAGAAGGCTAAAAGGTCGCCCGCTAATCGTAAAGTTGACGATGTAGAGGTTCGTTAATGTTTCGGGAAAACATGGATGATTTTTTTGGTGACTTCGCAGAAGAGGGGACCATTATCCGCTCATCAGGCGAAGATATAAGCGCCGTAGATATCATCCTTGATCGAAATGTTGAGGCCATTGTGGACAACGGAATGTCCACAGAGCGCCGCGATGTCCTGACGTTTAGACAAGATCAGTTAGTTGTTGATGGGGCAACTATCGCCCTCACTAAAAACGACTCTGTGACGATTGGCTCAACCACGCTCCATCTTACCCATTTGTTGCTTGCTGATACGGAGGTTGTTTCGTGGTATGCGCGATAGAAAGATGGAAGTACAGGTAGCCAAGCTATCCAAGAAGCTGGTTGCGATTGCTGCCAAAGATGTCGCCGCGTCTACCTCTTCAGCACTCACCAAGATAGCGAGAAAGGTAAAAACAAGGATTGTTCGCGGTGTGGCTAAGTCTGAAAATCTGCCCAACAAGGTGATAAATAAAAAGATTTTTGTTAAAGGATCAACGATAACCAAACAAAAATCTAAGTTGACGATTTATCGGGATGATATCTCGGTGGTCAGCTTATTAAGCAGGACGACAATTGCCAACAAAATGGGGACAGGAACCAACCGCAGAGGGGTTACTGTTAGGGGTCGCCAGTTTCAGGGCGCATTCATCCAGAGAGCTTTGGGCGCAACGCAAGTGTTTAGGCGAGAAGGCCGCCTTAGAAACCCAATTGAAAAAGTAACGATCCCAATTGATGACGCTGTTGATCGGATAGCGCCCGTTGTTACTCGAAGAATTTATCAGAAAGATTTCCTGCCAGAAGTTAAGCGAGAGCTGACCTTTAGGCTTAACAAAAGGCTTCCAAAAAAATGAGCCAACGACAACAGATACGAGACGCAGCAAAAGCGGCCGTGGCTATATCGTATACCGGCGACCTCTTTACCTCTAGGAACATAGATGTCTCTGGCTTAGACGAATACATGTCAATTTATTTGTCAGATGGTGACATCAGCAAAGGATTTCAAACCCAGCTTACAGAGGTGGTTCTCGTCTTGGAATTTAACAAAGACGCAGAAGATGGTGCGCTTGATCTTGTGGTTGATGCCGCGCATGCCGCACTGATGGCTAATTTTAACAGCAAGTTGTTAGAAGAAGGTTTTACCGAGGGGGCGCAAATACTCCCAGAAAGTTTCGAATACGGGATAGACGAAAGCAGGCAGTTTTCTTCTGTTTCTTATTCCTACCGAGTTACGTTTTCCGCGTAATTTTTCCACCTTAACTATCCCCAAACAGGACTATAACTATGGCTATTTTTTGGTCAAATGTTGCCGTGGCCGCTCAAAGTGGTCTGGGCGCGGCACAAGCAATCACAGGTATCACTAAAGCCAGCCCTGGTGTCGCAGCGACATCAGGAACCCTCCCTAGTGATGGCGACTATGTGTTGCTGACAATCGACGGCATGCACCAGTTAGATGGGCGTGTTCTTCGTGTTAGTGGCGCGGCAGGTACAACCTTTAATCTAGAGGGCGAAGACACCACGCTCTACTCAACCTTCTCGTCTGGATCGTTTCAGGTTATTACTTTTGGCTCATCTGTTACGACCATCTCTGATGTGTCTGCGTCTGGCGGTGAGCCTGAATTTGAAGATACCACTACGATCCATGACAACGTGAGAAAGCAGGTTCCTACAGTCACTAGCGCAGTGTCCTTCGCCTTTACCTCGCAGTATGACTCTACCGATACGGCGTTGATTGCTCTAGCGGCAGCCTCTAAAGCTATTTCTAAACGTGCGATCAGGTTCACCTTTTCAACCGGTGAAATCATGCTGTTTAACGGCTATGTGTCGCTACCGATGACTCCTGCTGGTTCAGCTCAAGGCTTGGTAACAACGCCTATGACTTTGACCGCTGAGAGCAGCATCACCACCTATAGCTCATAAGGAATAACCATGCGAACCACAGTTGTGGAATCGGCTGTTTTGGGTGATGTGATTATTGCTGGCTTAAGGATGAGCCAGCGGTTTTCGCTGATGGAAGCCGCCAACAAAGACGACAAGATGGCAATTATGGAGATGCTACGCCTCTGTGTTGTTGATGCCGAAGGTAAACCCCTTAAGACGTTTGACGAGTGGGACGAATTCGGTGGAGATCACTTTGAAGACGCGTTGATGTTGTTTCGTGAATGCAAAGACTTCAATGATTTCTCAGGGAAAAAAGCTGAAAAAAAGTAAGGTCCAGCCCCGACCTTCAGTTCGCTTTGCTTTTGTCTCGAACGCTTCGTAAGTCAATCTCAGAAATCATGGAAATGGACTGTTCTGAATACGAGCTTTACAAGGCTGAGTATTCCCGCTGTCCGTGGGATTCACACTTCAAGCAAACGCTAGACCACTACGAAAACTCTCCTAAAGGTTTTTTGGAAAAACTCAATGGCTAAAAAAACCGTCGAATCCTTGGTGATCGAACTATCTGCGGATGTTGCCTCGTTAAAGCGAGATATGGTATTTGCAAGTAGGACAGTCAAGCGCAGTACAGATGGAATGGAGAAGTCCGCAAGGAAAGCCGCTAAATCTATTGCGGCGCTTGGTGCTGGCTTTGTTGTTGGCGCGACCATCAAAAAGATTATCAGCGCGACCAAGGTGCAAGAACAAGCCGTTTCGCAGTTGGAGGCGGGCCTTGCGTCTACAGGTGGAGTGGTTGGCAAGTCGCTTGATGAGTTGACCAACAAAGCCAGTGATCTTCAAAAGATTACCATTTTTGGAGATGAGCAATTTATCACAGCGCAAGCACAACTTTTGTCATTTACTGGCATCGTTGGTGAGCAATTTGATAAAACTCTGCTGCTGGCGGCTGACCTGTCGACCCGGTTTGGTATAGATTTAAAATCATCTGTATTACAACTGGGCAAAGCCCTGAATGATCCAGTAGCGAACCTTTCCGCGCTGTCTCGATCTGGCATCCAGTTTAACAAATCGCAAAAAGACACCATTAAGCTGTTGGCTGAATCTGGTCAATTGATGGAGGCCCAGAACATTATTTTGGGCGAACTGGAAGCCCAGTTTGGTGGCTCTGCTAGGGCGGCAAGGGATGCTTTCGGCGGTGCTTTAGAGGGCTTGAGTAATGCCTTTGATGATCTTTTTGAGTCTACTGAGGGGCTGGATGATGCTAAAGACGCTGTTGAAGACTTAACCAAGTCGCTACAAGACCCAAAAACCATTGAATCCATAAACAATATTACGTCCGCCTTAATCTCCGGCACCGTCCAGATGACCCAGTGGGCTATTAAGGCTGGGTCCATTATTAGTGGTGTGGGGAAAGAGGCCTCCTTAGCTTTTGAGGCAATCTTTGGGAATGACGCGGTTGCGGATGTTGCAGAGCTTACGGCGAAAATTGAAAGGCTAGAAAGGGTCTTAAGCCTTCCAGGTGGAGGCGACAAGGGTGGGCTGGCCAAGCAAATTGACGAGCTTAAAAAGCAGCGAGACTTCTTTGCTCGTGGTGAGAAGTTCGCGGTAGAAGACCCACGAGGTTCTAAGTTTAAGCCACAGGTTACGCCTTCAGCCATCATCAAAACAGACCCAGCGGAAGCCATCAAACTTGCTGAAGCTGCGAAGCTAGCAGAACAGCTTGCCAAAGATCAAGAAAAACAAGCAGCGGCCATTCGTTCGGCCATTACCGCAGCGCAGCCAGCCTTAAAAACGTATCTCGATAGTGAGGCACAAGCCTTAGCCCTGCTTGATGCCAAGAAAATCTCACAGTCCGAATTTAACAACGTCATGTCGATTTATAAGAAACGACTTGATGATGCAACGGGCGCTAATGAGCAGTGGCTTACAGATATTGCGGACGCAAACAGGTTTATCGAAGGCGCAACCACTGAGATAGAAAAGCTCAATATAGAGTTAACCAGAGCAACAGAGCTGGCTGATAAAGGGCTGATCTCGCCAGAAACATTAAGCAGAACAAAAGACCGTATTGCTAAAGACCTTGAAGAAATTAAAGAGGCAGCGAAAGAGATAGACAAGATTGGCGAAGCCTTAGCTGAAGGGATGCAAAACGTAGTTGCAGATGGCTTCGTATCTATTTTTAAGGGCGGCTTTGACGATGTTCTCAATTCGTTCGGAGAGCTTCTTGTCAATATGGCAGCGCAGGCAGCGGCGGCCGACTTCCTTCATCTGATCGGGTTTGGTGGCAAAGACAACAAAGGCGGGAACCTCGGCAAGCTGTTCGACGGACTGTTTAGCTTTGAAGGCGGCGGTTATACCGGAGCTGGATCAAGAACTGGCGGACTAGATGGTCGCGGCGGGTTCCTGTCGATGGTTCACCCAAATGAAACCGTGGTTGACCACACCAAAGGCCAGTCTTTAGGCGGTACAAGCAACGCCATTTACATCAACTACACTGGCACAGGTGACAGAAACACCGACAACAGGGCAGCGGGGCAAATGGGTCGCGATATATCACGAAGAATTGGCGGCGCGGCGAGGTATACCTGATGTTTTTAGAAGAACGGCTCACGGAAAAACTGTTATACGGCTCTACGTTCTCCGGCGGTTATGACGTAGACGCGTCGGAAGTCAGGGGGGGAAAGAAGTATAAGAAATTAATGAACCCCTATCCCACGGCGAGAATAGATATCAATCTGCTCGATGTAGAAGATGTCATTATTCTGTCCTTGATTGACTTCTTTAACCGAGTCGGCGGCATGTTTGGCGGGTTTAGGGCGCGGCACCCTAAAGACTATTCCACCAATAATTATAAAGATGTGCCAACTTATAACGACCAAAAAGCCGTTAATACTTCAGGCCTAATCTATCAAATCACTCGATGGTTTGGTGATGAGGATGTTTCTACTTCGACTAGGCGCAGAGTGTTAAAACCTGTAGCCGATACGGTGCTAGTAGGCATACGCGATGACTTTGGCAACCCCAGCCAGATTATCGAGGTCAGCACCGACCCAGACCCAGACGTAACGCGATGGACGGTCGATATAACAACCGGCCTTGTCACGTTTGCGGCTGATAGCGAAAACACGATTACAGGCATCACTCAAGCCTCTCAAGCGGTTATCACACTAGGAGCCGCACACGGTCGCGTAGCAGGCGACTCTATCCATATCTCTACCGTTGCAGGCATGACAGAGATTAATGGTCTAAGGGCTGCTGTGCTGTCTGCTGATGCCACTACGGTCACTGTTGATATAGACAGCACTCTGTTTACTGCCTACACGTCTGGTGGCGTGACAAATACCGCGCCTCAATCGGGCGAAGTCGTTACGGCGGGGTGTTATTACGACATTCCTTGCGAGTTTGAAACCGACCTTAACAACGTCTCGCTTTCAAACTACAAAGTCCTCGCGGCTTCCATCTCTATTGCTGAACTGCTCGACGTTTAATCCCCCTCATAACTAAGGCCCGCTACGGCGGGTTTTTTATTGCCTATGAAAAGCTCCGTTGCTGATCCAGAAACGCCACTTTACTGCGCTCGAATAGAAGCGGTAACGGGTGAAATCTATCGCTTTGCCTGGTATCCCCATGATGTTGTTATGTCCAATGGCGATGTCTATGTTGCCGACCCCTTTTATAAACCTTCCGACCTTTCTGGGACTGCCGACCTAACGCCCTCTGTATTCGATTCTCAAGGCTTCTTTGATGCCACAGGTATCACGAGAAATCAGCTAATTTCCGGTCTCTTGGATAACGCCAAGGGTTATGCCTTTAAAACTTCATGGGCTGCTGCCCCGGTTAAGGATGAAGAACCTTTAAGAAAGGTCATTTTAGGTGCGGGTGAAATCCAAGATGAGGTTTATAAATTAGAGCATATGAGTTTGAAGGACGCTCTCAATCAAACCGTCGGCTCTGAGGTGTGCGCGAAATGTACCTATGTCCTTTTTGATGAAACCTTAGATGGTGATGTTATTGCGTCAGACCGCTCTCGCTGCTCTGGGCCTAGAGCGGCCCCCGATGGCCCCGTTATCGGTGATTATATTGTCACAGGAGCCGTTACCAGCGTCACCTCCCAAAAAGTGTGGCAAGACTCTTCACGTGCCGAAGCCGAAGGTTATTTCAACTACGGCTCGGTGAAGTGGAAAACCGGGGCAAATGCCGGACTGCGTTCTACAGAAATCAAATCTTCCTTAGCGGACGGAACCATCACCACCCATCTAGCGGCCTATTACACCATCGAAATCGGTGACGAATATGAAGCTCATCTGGGCTGTGACCACCTTCGAGACGGCGACTGCTACACCAAGTTTAATAACAACATCAATTGTAACGCCATGCCTGACGTTATCACCCGCGAGGAGTATTCCAAACATGGCACAAGCTGATGCCGTTATTGCGCTTGCCCGCGAATGTATGGGTACGCCTTTTCTCCACCAAGGCAGGGTTTGTCGTTTGGCGCTGGATTGTGCGGGCGTACTGGTTCACGTCTTGAAAGGATTAAACCTGCCCTATAAAGATCAGAAAGGCTACCCCAAACGACCCTATCAAGGGCTACTAGAAAAAGGCTTATCTGAACAGCCCCATCTTGAAGAAATCCCCCTGCCCGAATTATCAGCGGGTGACGTTGTGTTATTCCGTATCACCACGGCTCCCAGACATATCGGCATCTATACGGGAGAGAACGTGATTCACGCCTATTCAGACACAGGCTGTGTCACCGAGCAATCATTCAAGCCCTGGCTTCCCCAACTTAAACACGTCTATAGGATTGTGCCATGAGTGTAGGTCAAGGAATAGGCGCTGCTGTTGGTGGTGTCGTTGCCGCTGTTTATGGTGGCCCTGCTGGTGCAAACCTTTTCGCTACACTACAAGGCGCCGCATACGGAGCCGCTATCGGTGGTTTTTTGGATCCACCTCCCGGCCCCGATTTACAGGGTTTAAAAATCGACGATGCCTCAGCTCAAACGTCGGAGTATGGAGCCCCCATTAATCGCGGTAATGGCAAGTTTCCTGCGGTCGGGAGTGTCGTTTGGGTTGAGGGGGGGGAAAGAAAAATTGTCCCTGTTAAAACCGATAATGAGGGCGGTAAAGGCGGCGATGCTGGCACAACGAAGAACGACGAAGCATTCTGGACAGGGGCTATTATCCTGGCTGACCACCCCGTCGATGGCATAGGTAGGCTATGGTTTGGGCCTAATTTAGTGTCAAACAGCTTAACCGAAGATTTGGCAACGGCTGCTGCCTCGGGTGAAATATTTCCTACGCTCTCGCTTCAGGCCGACACCGGCTTATTAAAAGCCAGCCTGAACACTAACCCCACTGGTGGGACGGTGCGACTGTACCCGGGAATGGATGATCAGCCAGTTGACCCCCGTTACGAAGCAGACAGGGGGGCTGGCAGAGCTTCAGCCTGGCGTGGTTACACAGTCTTATTCGTGTACGACATGCCGTTGAAGGATTACGGCAATAGTATCCCTGGCATGGAGGTCAAGGCTGAATTAATTGTTGGTGATGGCAGCGCCGATCCTGTGCTTTTGCATGAAGAAGAAAGAGACCGCCCAGGCGCTGCCATTTACATTAATGCGCCACACTTAAGTAATGGTACGGCGTATGTTTATGCAGTAGAACATACCACCGACCCAGTAGACGGCTGGTCGTATGCTATGGGGCTAGAGACCCAGCCTTTTCTTCTCTCATCAGAAAACGATGGCCCCGGTGCTTTTGTGCCAAGAGCTGCCGAGGGGTGGGCTGATGTAGAGGGGTTCCCGCCAGACGCTCGCCCTCTCACAACAGCGCAAATTGACCTTCTCCGTGGCGGCATTACCTTTAATTGCTTTAGTAGTTTTGGCCGATATTACCTAAAGGATGGAACCTATTATTATTTCGACCTTGTTTCCCCCTGGAAAATCTATGTCGGATTGAACAGCGTGGTTTATGGATCAGACATTGCTCTTATTGCCGTCGATGATTCTGGTAATATCTATGCCGTCAGTGAAACCCTAGTTAAGAAATACGATAGCGACCTTAATTTGTTAAGTAGCATGGCGGTCTCTTTCGGCACTGACATCTTTGGTAACGCCTCGCGGGTTATGTTTGATGACTCTACTGGGCTGTTATGGGTGCAAACCAGAACGGTGGCGGCACCTAACGACCATTATCACCCCATTTTATTTGAAGAGGGTTATCAGGCCGACCCTGTAGTTGTCCCTATTGGCGATTTTTCAGGCGCTTACGCCAGTCTTAATTTTAGTATTCGGGGAAATCTTCTTACGCGGTTTCGGTATATCGCGGGATCAACCTTATCAGGAAATGTACAAAGCTGGCGACTCCCGACCCCTAATGGCGGCGGCCAATCCCTCGCCGCAGTCGTCAGAGAAAGAATGGAGGCCTCCTCTTTAATTGAGCCGTCAGATATTGACGTTACGTTGCTGACTGACACGGTGAGAGGCTTTAAAACAGCGGGCCTTAAGCCTATTCGCACAGCGATAGAGACCTTGATGGCGGGTTATCACTTTGACGTTGTAGACTCAGGGTATCAATTAAGATGTGTGGCTCGTGGTCAGTCTTCCGTGATGACCATTGATTACGAAGACTTGGATTGTAGACCGGCTGGTTCTGCCCCAAGCCCTGCATTATCAACAACATTTGAGATGGCAAAGCAGCTACCCAAACGGGTTGATATTGGCTTTCTCGATGCTGATCGCAATTACAATAAGAACGTTCAGCCGTCTATTGAGCGATTAGCCTCGCAAGCGGTGAGTATTGAATCTTATGACCTCGCCATTGTTTTTACTGTGGACGAAGCAGCGCAACTGGCTAACCATGAGATTGATCGCAAATGGACAGAGCGACAACGGTTTAATACCTTTACCTTGCCTCAAACATACCAAGCACTAGAGTCTGCTGACGTTATTACCATTCCCGCGCCTGAAGCTACTTATGAAATAAAATTGACGGAAGTAAATCATTTAGCCGATGGCCGTGTGCAATGCCAGGGTGTGGTGAATGATGCCGCTATTCATGTTCAAAACGCGGTAGGCGGTCAAGGTGTTCTCGGTGATACCGTCGTGAAATATGCGGGCGCGTCCATTATGCATTTATTGGATATTCCTTTAATTAGGGATGAAGACGACAAGCCCGGTTTTGCCGGAGCGTTAAGCGGTAAGACTTCAAGCTGGCCGGGCGGGTCAATTACGCGATCCGTCGATAGTGGTCAGACGTGGAAGTCTGTCCAGAGCTTTAGAGGCCCGGTCACGGCGGGTATTTGTAGGGGTTCTTTACCTGTTAACGATGGCGCTGTGATTGATCGAGTCAACACATTAACTGTAGATTTTTACAGTAGTGATATGCTCATATCCTCGATCACCCAAGAGCAAATGTTAACGGGTATGAATTGGGCCGCCTATGGTGTTCCTGGCCGCATGGAATTAATCCAGTTTGCCAACGCCACATTAAATGCAGATGGATCGTATACCCTTGATACATTTGTGCGGGGGGCTAAAGGCACAGAGCAATATACCGGCACCCACGTTGATGGTGATGTGTTTGTGTTTCTCAGCGACGCAGATGCCGCCTTTATTGCGGCCAACATCTCTGACATCGGGGCAGAGAGGCTCTATAAAGGATTAACGTCTGGCAAGAATATTGACTCCGTACAAGAGACAGCTTTCACCTATTTAGGCGTGAATAAAAAGCCTCTTTCTCCTGTTCAGCTTGACGGGTCTATTGATGGCTCTGATAACTGGGATTTAACGTGGTTAAGAAGATCACGCTTATCAAGTAGCTGGTGGACAAATGGCGTAGAGGCGCCCATTGGTGAGGATTCAGAGAGCTATGAAATTGACATTATGAATGGGGCGACTGTCGTCAGGACGCTAACGTCGACCACGCCAGCAGTTCAGTACACATCTGCCAATCAAGTCACTGATTGGGGAAGCAACCAGACCACCTTAACCCTCCGCGTCTACCAGATGTCCGCCATTGTAGGGCGTGGATATGTAGCAGAGATAACACTATGAGCACAAGTACCTTTTTAGGGATGACACTACTGGCAAATGGGCTGGCTAATTATGTGCTGGCCAATGAGTATTTCGATACATTAGAGAAAGCATCTTCAGGCCGGATCACGGTAGACTTCACCTCAGATGCAGACCTAACGCTAACGGCCGATCAAGGGTTCCACAAAGTGCTCGCGATTACAGATTCAACCGTAGCATTAACCACGGGGCGTGACGTTATCTTTCCCACTAAAGGCCCAGAGCGAATCATCAAGAACTCAACAGCCCAAACGCTCACCCTTAAAATAACAGGGCAAACCGGCGTAGCAATTTTAGCCTCGACAGTAGGTCGTTATTATTATGATGGGACTGATATTGTTGCGGCTCCTTAGTTATCTCTGGGTTAAGGGTTAAAACTCAAGCATGGTTGCTAGGCGTATATCGCGTGGCACCAGCCTTGATAGAGACAGGCAACCACCATCTTCTTGGTACCAAACTTTATTGCTACACCAGTACACCTTGGCCCATCCCTGCTTAGCGTCGTAGTGGCACCAGAACCTATAATATAAATCCATGACCGGTTATCTCTGGGTTAAGGGTTAAAGGTAGTGGGTAGAACCGCAATGCTTATTCCGCTTACTTTTCATTTCTGGCAAAGACCCTTTCAGAGCTTCAACATGAATTGAGTTATCAATCGGCATAGACATACTTGCCAGTAAGTTGTCAATTCGGTCAAATGGTGTGTTCGCCACCTTTGTAGCCGGTGAAGGTTGCACCTAGGGCACTCTTCGCATGTTCTAGCATTTCTCCAAAGGTCACGTTTTCTTTTGGCGCGAATGCAATTTCATCATAATATCCACGATAGCTGTCAGGTTCCCCGAACCCGTGAGGCACGGTTAACTCAGGGTTTTGTTGCTCTAGCCACTTAATCAAATCTTCAAGCATTTCTCTCTCCTTCGTAGTTGGTTACACACTAACAACGCAAAGCACGGGATAAACCCGTGTTCGCAGGGTTATGGCTCAAACCTTTCAAAGTCCTGCGCCATCTTTCCAAATTTGCCAGTTGCAATAGTGTAATAATGCTTTCCTGCATAGTGTTGCAGCCATCGCAGTTTCCTTGCAATTCGTCGGTGTGGTGAAAAATAATCAAGCAGTTTTTGCATTACGGTAATCCTCTTTTGCTTTGCTTCTTTTGCAAACTGGGCAATAGCCTTTTTTAGTGTTCCTGATTTTGCATCCGCATTTTCTACAAGGCACTGAATTGTAGTATTCCTCGCCAATGATTCTGGCGGTTTCTGCATCCATGTTTATTGGGTCGCGGACGGGATGTGTCAATGCGGTTTCAATATTCCAGCCAGAGTTTAATCTCCGCGCTAACGTTTGCCGCTTCATTCTATATTCGCGCGCCCATTCACAAAGCAGCATCTCCCTTTCATCAAAATAAATTAGTCGTCTCATAGTAAAAAGCCATAACAACACGCTGCACTGGACTCACTACGCTGGCGCTTCGTTCGCGCAGTGAGCTTAGGGTTATACAGCCAAGGCGGCTTCAATCAATTCCAAGACTTTGCCGTCTGCCTCTTTCCTGTCGCAATCTTCTACGCAGTCATATTCATCTAGCTCACCGCTAATAACCCCTGCTTTTATCAGCGGCCTGTAAACGTCGTACTCCCACCCGCTATTGCCAAATGGTCGCTTTCCGCTGAAACATTCCCCTTCTTTCCAGAGTTCTGTTAGTAGTAGTTTGAAATATCCTGCTATTGTAAGGTCTTTGTCAAAATCGCTACTTTCAATCTTCAGTTTCAATATTTCTTTTGTTTCCATAACTCACCTCAAAATGTATAACCAGTCGCTTCAGTGGAAGCCGAGAACGTCCGGTTTTCAATAGTCACTCAGTGGCGGCTCCACTGAGCTAATTCGTTATATGCCCCACACATCCACACCGCCCAGCTCAAAGTAAGCCTGTATTAGCGGACCTTTCATCTCCGGTAATGCCTCTTTTAGAGCTTCAACATGAATTGAGTTATCAATCGGCATAGACATACTTGCCAGTAAGTTGTCAATTCGGTCAACTTGCAGTGCAATGTCTTCAAGCGCGCATTCTTTGTTTTCTTCGAGTGTTCCGCCGTAGTTCATAGTGGTTTTCCTATTTAAATTGGTTTTGCATATATAATTCATTATTTATAAAACTCCGCTAAGTTCGGTTAATAACGTGTTATATTTCATTGCCTTTAAATTCTGATTTAAGCAGCCTTACAGCAAAGTCCAGCGCTTTAATCATGTCCTTCGGTGTATCCCCTTCTAATTCGATTCTTTGGTGTCGATCATTATCCCAAGCAATGTGGATAGCCTCTTTACAACCAATATCGGCCAAGTCTCGTTCAATCCAGATCCTTTTCAGTTTTGCCATAAATCACCTCAAAAATATAACAAGCGCATTAACGCGGACACTCATTCCGCTGCGCTCCATTCGTTCCGGTTATGCTGGTCGTTATGACTCAAGCCGTTCTTTAACCCGAAACCATTCCGCAAGCTGCTCCTTGTTGTACCGCCTTGCGTTGTCATTAAGTGGGCCACCAATACAATAAATTTGCCCGAGCGCCCTGTCTATCCTGCCCTGCAACTCAATTGTCAGCAGTTTCAATTCGGCAATTTCTTTTGCCTGCCGCGCTATCAGTTCTGCATCCGTCATAACAGTTTCCTCAATTTTGACTCCGCTTCGCTACGCAAATTAGGTAGCGGTTAGTGTGCCCACCAATCCCCTTCATAGGGTGGCCAGCCCTCCTCATCAAGCACAATCCCAGCTTGTTCATAGTGCCCGCATCGACAATATTGCTGCGCCGTTTTTAGTCCAACCAAACCAGACACCTCCCAGTGCCCGCTCTCCATTGTGTCCTGTACCCACCACCGCACACGAAACAGATCAGGCACACTAACTTTTTCGCCTTCTGCTGGTTCAGTTTGTTCGTTCACGTTTGTCATGGTTTCAATTCCTCATTACCGTTAGAAAGGTAAATTACCTCTGAATCGCAGTGTTAGCTGTTTTCTGCTTTGTACAGCTCATAGCAGCTAGATTTTGTCCAATAATAAATGCCATCAACTTGCGTGTAGCCATGAGCACCTTCTGGGGCCAAAAAGTCTGATGATCTCACTCTAAACCCGGCCTTGTTTTGCTTTATTTCTGGGTCAAGCTCCATGGGCCCAAGGTTTCCCCACTCCTCACAATGCAGTCTAACCGGGCTTTGCTTCTCTTTCGGCAGCCAGGTTTCTCCGCCCAATATATATCTAATACCCTTTGGCGGCTGTGGCTCAATCACAGCTAACAAGTCGCTCAACACGGACTCACTACAATTCGTTTCACTCATTTCCGTTCTCCGGTTAGCTCAGGGTTATGCCGGTTACGTCTCCGGCGCAGAATCCGCTCTGCCGTGGCTGTAGGCAACGCGCCCGCTGTGCGGTGCTGGGGTCATCGGCCAACACTACCTGCTAATTCCAATATGGTCATTGGCTTCGGCCAGGCACGCTCTCCAATGTTTGCGGTCATCAGGGGAGCATGTGCGCAGATTTTCTTCGGCCAACGATTTTCTTTCCACCCAATCAACTGTCGGGGTTTTCGAGTGCGGGTCTACTGCTTCGCAATAATCCAGACACTCACAATCTGGGTGTATGCATTTGTCTATCATGTCTGTCTCCGGCATAACAATTCACAGCACGCGGACTCCGCTACGCTCCGCCCGTGTGCTCAGGGTTATGCGCTCTCCTGGCTAACCTTTATCGTGTATTCCAGAGTACCATCGGGCCTTCGTATCTCAATTGCCTTACCCGTCTTCTCACCAAAATGAACTGCATGTTCCGCAACAGCAACCAGCGCTTCAATCGTCACATCCTGTTTGTTCGCTCCCCATGTTCGACCGTCTTTCAAAACTGTTCCTACAAAAATAGTTCCGGTGAGCGGGCTTGTTGCTACGTGTAAATTTCTGTTCATTTATTTAACTCCCCCACCACGAACATCTGGTGGCAGCCAAATGTCAGTATTCCATACTTAAAATAGCCATTGTCCTGACACTCGTTAACTATCTCTTGCTTCCCCCTATCCTTTAGCTCTTGTATATCTGCATCAAAATCACTACAGGCTGTTAGGAGTAGGGCGGTTAGTATTAGTAATGGTTTCATATCCATGCCTCAGAATGTAACGTCAGACCAAGCTCTGCCGTATTTGATGTCACTTATAAGGCCAGGAGATACTCCATACTCTTCTGCTAGCTTTCCCCTCTGGCCCCACTTAATAGACTGAAGCTTTTGTTTTATTTCTTTGGCTTGGGTTACCGTTAATTTGGCTCCTTCTCCGCGCCGACAGTTTGTTTGCTGACTAACCACATCAAGATGTTTTGGGTTGACGCAAACTCTGTTTCCGCACAAATGATCTATAACCATTTCCTGTGGGATGTGGCCAACAAAGATGGAGTAAACCCATCTATGAGCAAGGAGTGTTTTTCCTCCTAACTGCTTATGCCCATACCCTGTCGCCTTGTTAACTTTTCCCTGCCAGTCCCAGCATTCACCAAGGCTTTCAGGGATATTAATTAACGGCTTGATTATTTCCCCTACCTGCCTCAAAACGGAATCTCAGAGTCGTCGAAATTAGCTGGCGACTCTGCTGGTTGGTGGTCGCCGTCACCATTCACGTTCGGCGGGGAACTCCCCGCCCCAGAGCCAGCATCTCCACGCGAATCCAACATCTGCATCTCACTGGCTACAACCTCAGTGGTGTATCTATCAGCGCCGCTTTGGTCTTGCCACTTTCTTGTTCTAAGCGAACCTTCGATATAAACCTTGGAGCCTTTCTTTAAATACTCGCCCGCTATTTCTGCCAGACGGTTAAAGAAAACTACTCTGTGCCATTCGGTACGTTCCTGCTGTTGTCCGGTCTGCTTATCCTTCCATGACTCAGATGTTGCTATGGTTATATTGGTAACAGCGTTACCGCTTGGCATAGCTTTTTTCTCTGGGTCATTGCCGAGGTTTCCTACTAGAATGACTTTGTTAATTCCGCGTGCCATGTGTGCTCCTTATTTAATTCTCAAGCTAGTTTTTGATTTTTCTATTCTTGCGCCAGGTACATCAGTGCCAGCCTTTAACCGCTTTAATATTTCGCGCTTGTCTGGCTTGCTAATAACGGAGACTTCTACCAGTTCATCAGGAATAAGATCCTCGTCTTCAATGAAAACAACGTCCCTTCCTTTGGCCAAAGTAATGGCAAACAGTGGACACTCGATCTTTATTATCCCAGATGCCTCCATATTGCCTCTAAGGTACTCGCGGATAGAATCTCGCCTATTAGCTAGGGCTGTTTTTCTCTTGGTTAGGCGTTGAATCTCGCGGTCTACGGAATCAACATCTGACTGCATGTTTTCGATCACATGAACCACTGACAAAGCCTTCTCTTTGAATTCGCCCTCAAGCGCCTCGAAAGTATCCGCAATTGCCTCGGCTGTAATTTCTTCAGAGTCGGCCAGTACTTGAAGCTCTCTATGCTGCTCTGTTATCTGATACAGATGCGTCATTTCCAGCCTCCAGCTCTAGTTTTCTTGCGTCTTTTGCGTCAGTGAAAACTTTAACCGCCACAATATCTTTAGTTATTCCAGCCTTCCTAATCAACGACTGGTAAATACCCTTTAGTTCGCCAAGGCTGATAGCTGTGCTTATTGTGTTAACAGACTTATCAACCCATTCTTTGTACTGGGCTTCCTGCTTGGCTTTTTCTTCTAGTTTGTTCTCTGCTTTTTCTAGCGCGTATTGATTCTGCACAACCTCGACATAATCAGGGTTATCAAATTCACCAAGAAAAACATCAGCACTAAAGCCAAGCTTAGAAAGAGCCTTGCTCATCGTGTTTGTTTCAGCTTTCTTGGCAAATTCTGGGTCAACCCTAGCCTTGTCCCCAGAGCCAAGCTTTACTGGCCATGAGTTGTTAATAGGGAAGGTGTGACGCTCGCCTAACACATAGAAGAATACAGCTCTAACAACCACGAGGCCGGTAGCTTCTAGCTGGCTAAAATCAAGATCACATGATTCGAACCCCCATCCAGATCCGTAGGGGCCAAGGTGCTCTGTCGCTTCTTTGATTTGGTATTGGGGGGCAATGGAGGTATACCCGCCACGCTGGGCAACGTGCTTTGTATAATCCGGGTCGGTTTTGCAAACCTTTTCCCATAAATCTAGATTAGCCATTGTTCTCTCCTATAGGCTCACTTGTGCCTTTGTTAAAACTTTGGAACCTTGTGCAAAACATCTAGGCAAATTTCTTCGGCCTTTTGCAGCTCCGCTTTTATTTCTTCAAGCGTTTCTGCTTGCTTACAGTTATTGTTAATCAGCCAGTTAACGCACCAGCTCAACCGAGGGAAGAAATGGTCTCTGGTATGACTTTTATCATTACCGTCTTTGTCTTTTCCTAAGTAAGTCTCTGTGATAATCCAGTTATACTTGTCGGTGCTAACTGAATACTTTTCATCTATTTTCATCACGCTACACCGTTATGGCTAGGATGCCTTAACCCTTTCAAACCGTCGTTGTAGGCGGCTTGCGCTAGGTAATAGGGTGGCCGTTCTTCTTCGCAGCGTGCTACCGCCAGATTGATATATCTTTCCGCATTTCTTACATGGTCGGGTGTTACTGCCGTCGCTCTCACGCGGCCCGCTTTAAACATTGCCTCTATGCTTTTTTTGTATTTCATCCGACATCGCTCCATGTATCTGCTAACAAATGATTTACGCATTCCTCAATTCTTTGCGCCCATGACTGCTGGTCTTGTGGGTTGTTGTGAGGCCGTCTAAATGCGTTTCTAAGCAACTCTTTCTCTGTCTCTGCCTTATCCTTAGGGGACGTGTAAAGCTGCATAATGGTGTCTTTAGCCATCGTGTTATCAAGCATGGCGTTGTGGTAAACATCTTCGAGTAGGTGGGCTGGCATGTTGGCAAACCAGACTTCTATATAGTTGTCTGTTTGCTTGTCATCCATTTTGGCGAAGTTCAACAAATCATAAGAACCGTGATAGCTGTGTATCTTCTCGATGATTGGATAAGCTACTTCTTGGTCAGTATGTGGTAGCTCTTTTAATCTCATTTCCCCATCTCCGTTTAGGCTGGTATGGGGTAATATTAGTTTAGCTAATTATATTAGTCAATAGTTTTACTAATAATTATTTTAATGGGTTGGTGGTAGAGTTGAAGCTGCACTGATAGGCAAAGAGGGTCGATGGATGATAAGGAAATATTTGTTGTTAGTGCTGGCGGTTTCTTTCCCATGTGTGGGGGAGGAGGCTGATTTGTTGCATAGAGGGCGCTGGAGAATTAACCAGGCAATCCAAGGTCTGCGTTACGCCCATTTCTCCACCAAGGCTCTCTTGCGATAGACCGGGATCGGACTTTTTGGCCGCGAGGTAGTGGCGCTTAATAAAAGCCCCTTCGCGTTTTTTCTCTTCTGTGGTCGTGCCACGCTTAGTTGTCGTCATGTCTCTCATTATTAGCCAACCTAATATACTATTCAATTAGCAAAACTATTGACGACCTTAATTAGTTAAACTAATATAGGTCACATGAGAGAAATAACACTTAAGCAGTTCTGCGAAGAGCGGTCACAAACTGAAGCCGCTGAAGTCATGGGTGTAACCCAGGGCGCGGTTTCCTTAATGATCAAAGCAAAGAGAGAAATCTTCTTCGTAATAGAGGCTAGCGGGCCTTCTTTTTACGAAATTAAACGTGGCAGGAGGACTGCCGCTTAGAGCCTTTTAGCCACCTGTTTAGCCATTTGGTTGCCATCCTCTCCCAAATGGAATTGCACTAGACAAGTATCTAAAGAGTTTTCAAAAGTTTTCTGGTACTTCAAATAACCAGAGTTTTTTAACAATTGGATAGATAGATTAATTGGGTTTTATCTCATGAACTCCGCTCCAGTCGAGAGTAGAAAGTAGGGGTTGAAGCCCGCTCATTAGTGCGTCAATGGAGATTAGATATGACATCTGAACTTGACCAACAAATAAGTTTAAAAGCACTTCTCGATTATCGGGGACCATGGAAACTGAGACATGACTTACCGGAAGGTGTCGGCTTGGCCCCGTTAGCTCATGAATCGCTAAATTCGGGTCTTGTGACCACTGCGCGGCGAGTGTTAAGGCCTGTTCAAGGATCAGTCCTAGTGCCTCTGGATTAACAAGGCTTCCCGAAATGTTTTTTTTCGTGTCAGCAACCATCATTACTTTCACTTTAGGGTTGTCGGTTGCCTCAAATACAAAATCAGTCATGCCGCAGACTTCAATCTGTTTAGTCACGATGTATCTCCTTATATCTATGTGGAGAGTAAGTGTTACCAACCATTATCTATCTGTCCAGTTGTTAAAAAACTTTAGTCCCGTAAGGGGTTTTTATTTAAGTAGTAAAGCGTAAGCAAACGTTAGCAAACGAGGGCAAACACATGCAGACATCATTGCCATTAATGGGGTGTATTTCTAGTGAAGTGCGTGAAATGCCTTATGAGGAAATAGCACACCTGCCCACAGAACAAGCGGCTTTCAGGTATTGCATCCGTTACGCAAGAGTACACAGAACACAGCGGGTAGTTGCTGAGCTTCTTAGCGTTGGCGAGAAAAAGATTATTAGCACTGGTGAGTTGAACTGCATGTTAAACGCAGACAACAACGACCGGCCCAAATACATGAGCCGCACCAGACAAATAAAGCTGCAAAAAATATGCGGTAACACAGCTATTGACCAGTGGGCCGAGCTTTACTCGAAGGGGTTGCTGGTTTGTCAGAAGTCCGTTGACCAACGATTAAAAGAGATTGAACTAGAACGCGCTCAGCTATTAGCGCAAGTAGGATAACCACTCCCTTAACCGCCTTCGGGCGGTCTTTTTTTAGGTGAAATTATGAGACATAGCGAACTAAACGGTTGGTATATGAGCATTAAAAGAATCTGTATTGGTGTGTTGGTTGGGTCATTGTTGCTGGTGTTGATCGCGCTATGAGCTGGTCAGAATACGAGAGAGAAAAGGCCCGTCTGGTTCGTCTTAATCTTCCCTATGAAGTGTATCAGGCAGCTATCAAAGAACTCCTAGCGAGGCTTAAATTGTGAAGTGGTACAAACACGATGCAAACGCCAACGCTGATGCAAAACTTAAAAAGCTAAGAATTAAATATGGCATGGAAGGTTACGGCCTGTATTGGTATTGCCTTGAATTAATTTGTGATGGTATTGATGAAAGCAATATTAACTTCGATTTAGAACACGACTCAGAAATCATTTCACATGACACCGGCATCCACTACGAGCGGGTTCAAGAAATGATGTCATATATGGTTAAACTTGAATTATTCGAGATGAATCAAGGGGTTGTGACTTGCATGAAGATGGCTAAACGTCTTGATAAGTCGATGACAAGCAATCCAAAAATGCGACAGTTAATTGATAAAATCAGAAACAATCATGCTGAAGTCATGATCCCGTCATGTGTTAGTCATGACTCAGTCATGCAAGATAAGACTAGACTAGATAAGAATAAACACACTACGCCTTCGGCTCCGTCATGTCCCTATCAGGACATTGTCGATGTGTATCACGAAATATTACCTAACTTGCCAGAAGTAAAAATCCTTTCTGATAAACGAAAAAAATATCTTAAGTCTCGATGGCTTGGTTCTAAGGCTGCCCAAGAGGTTGGATGGTGGCGGGATTATTTCGAGAAGGTTTCACAGTCAGATTTTTTAATGGGTAGAACTGAAAATAAATTCCAAGCCAATTTTGAATGGCTGATTACCGAAAGTAATTTTATCAAAGTGTTGGAAGGTAACTATGAGCGCGGCTGAACAAAATGTGATTGGTGGGTTGATGCTCTTGGGCGATCTCTCTGGCGATTCTGCTCAGAAGGTGATCGGCATGTTGACCCCTTCGTCATTCTCTGATGTTGACCTTGGCATTGCTTTCGAGGCCATTGGTCGCATTGCTGAAAGAAACGGCAGCGCGGATATGTTTACCGTTGATGCTGAGAGTAAACAAGATAAGCGTTATCGCGCAAACAGCATGGATTATCTAGCAGAGGTTTCTAGCAATGTGCCTAGCTCTGCCAACATCGTGAGCTATGCCGAGCTGGTTAGGTGTGACGCGGTTGAACGATATGCGGTATCAACATTGAACAACGCTATTGCCACAATCACCGATAGATCGAACGGCGATATTTACCAACGGCTAGGGCTGGCTGAGTCGCAACTGTCAGCCATTCAAGATCGCGCCATACGCAACAAAACACAGGGTTTAAGACACGCGAAAGATGTGGGAAGGGATTGGTTGTCTGAGGTCGAGAACAGGCTAGAAGGCAAGACACGGGGCTTTACGCTGGGCATTGATGCACTTGACCGGATGTTATATCCCAAGCGTGTGCCGGCGGGTTCATTGGTTGTCGTTGGTGCGCGTCCAAAGATGGGTAAGACGGCCATGCTCACACACATTGCTTTGCACTACGCCTTAGACCGGAAAGAGGCGGTCGCGGTGTTTAGCTTGGAAATGCCAGAGGCTCAGATTTATGAACGGATGATGGTTAATCAATCCCATGTAAACCCAGAGATATTTTATCGCGCTGCAAGGGATGCTGACGACTGGCAGTCCGTTTGCAAGGCCGCTGGTAGTTTTAACGAATCACAGCTTCACATCGACGACACGCCAGGAATAAGAATTGCTCATGTCTTGAAAGAGGCCAGAAAGCTCAACAGAAAACACAAGGTTGGGCTGGTTGCGGTTGATTACCTAACCCTAATGGAAGCCAGTGGAGCAGAGCGAAACGATATTGGTTATGGGCAGATCACTAAAGCCCTCAAGAACCTAGCCAAAGAATTAGACTGCGTTGTTTTGATGCTGACCCAGTTAAATCGCCAGCTTGAAACCAGAGCATGCAAACGGCCACAGCCATCAGATTCAAGAGACACAGGACAGATCGAGCAAGACTGCGATTTATGGATAGGCTTGTATCGAGAGGGCGCTTATGCCGTTACCCCTAACGACAGTCTGACAGAAGCCATTGTTCGACTAAACCGACACGGAAAAACAGGGACGGTCTATTTCGATTTGATTGACGGGACGGTGCGAGAGACAGACCAAGACTCTGCCGCCGCTGCGTCTGAACAGCCACAGAAAGCCAAACGCCTTTCCTACTAGGAGCTATTCGCATGAGTGAACACCTAAAAACCTGCATTGAGTGTGACGAAGAAAAACCACTGGTTGAGTTTGATGCCCACCCACTGAGACTGAACTACAGCCGGTGCAGGCAGTGCTTTCCGGCGGCAAGGCTGGAAACGGTTAAGGACGCTATCACTGCTGCCTGTGCTGCTAAATATCCGGGAAAGATATACGAGAGAGTGCTTGGTATCGTCAACGGTCAAAGTCATTGGGAGAAGGTGCAAAACAGAACGCTAGATACTCTTTTGATTAAAAAGCTGTTGGCGGCATGAGTGGAACAGCCCAGCAAGAAATCACCGGGGGATCTCAGGCGAATGACCGAGGGAATGAGGGTGGAGTTCCTAAAACTACCTTCGACCCGTTCGCATTATGGGCTGGTGGCTTGGAAGCCTTTTGCCGCTCAGATAATGAACATGCCGAAAGACGCAGCCATTCAGATCGACATGAAGGTCGTCAAGATAATCAAGGCGCAGAAGGGGTGGGGATATGAAGCTAAGTAGTTTGGCGTTTTTTGTTTGTATAGTGCTGGCGACATTTCATTTAGTGCTGGGGGACACTGCGACCACCACCGTTTATGCCGCAGCGGGCCTAGTGATGATTTTCGTTGAGCTGACGAAAAGGGATATGTGATTGAGGGCCATCTTCAGGCGTGAAGGCAACACTCTTGTCCCTGCTTGCCAGAATGCAGTCAAGGTTTTGGCTCAGATTGGCGATAGGGGGGAAGGGTTGATTGATTACACCCAAGGCAGGAACGCTGGCAACCATCGACGCTTTTTCGCCTTCGTTAACCTTACGTTTGATATGCAAGAAGGGTTCGATGATCCAGAGGTATGGCGCAAATTTCTAGAAATGTGTGCTGGCCATTTTAACGAAGTTATATCACCCAAGACAGGAGAGAAGATGTTCATTGCTAAATCAATCGAATGGGGCCAGTTGGGTGAAGGCGAGTTTCGGGAATTGTTTGGCCGCGTCATTCAGGCGTTTATAGACAGGTACGGCCAAGGGATAACCAAAGAACAGTTAGATATGGTTGTGGGGTTTTAGGATGACAAAGCTAAAAAAACTTGAAAGGGTAGATCATCACAGCCAACAACGCCGGAATAATTAATGATATGAGAGAGGCGATTATCAATGACAATTGAAGAGTTGGCAGTGAAAAAGAAAATGGTCGAGTTTGAGATAACAGGAATACTGGCCCAGTTCTTTTCCGAGACAGGTGTTGGTGTTTCTGGCGCGGCCTTGTCCGTTCAGGAGCAAGGGGGCATTGGCGGTGGAGGTGATGGCTGTGCTGCGACTTGTCGTATAGAGCTGGATTTTTAATGGCTAAGAAGAAAAAAACTATAGCCCAAGCAGTAGATGCAGCCGCCACCAAACTACAGAAACTGGTCAGGCTTAAAGCCGCTAATGAGAATGGTTTGGTTCAGTGTGTAACCTGTTCTAAATGGGCGCACTGGAAAGACATGCAGGGTGGCCACTTCATATCTCGTGGATCAAAGCGTTGGAAGCTGGTAGAGGAAAACGTACACACTCAATGCCCCGGATGTAATGGCTTTGGAATGAAGTATGGAAACGCTGAAGCAGTCTACACAGCTTACATGATTGATATGTACGGCCGTGATTTTGTTGATGAAATGCTGAGAACGAAGGGCGAGCCAAAAAAGTTTACTTGGGCTGAAGTTGAGGAAATAGACGCTGAGTTTTCAGCCTTAATCAAGCACCACGAGAAGAGGGTTGTATGAGGAAACATTTAATGATTCCAGACATGCAGGTTAAGCCGGGGCGGCATGAGCGAATATTCATTCGGAAATTATTTTCCAGATAAGGAGATAACTATGGATCAAGAAAGTTTAGTTGGGGTAGAGGAAATTCTGGCCCAAAGGGGGGAAGACTACGGCAGCTTTATTGATGGCGCATTCATCATGCAGTCGATAAAACAGATCATGTTTGATTCTCCAAACTGGAAAGACCTCTGGCCCGACCAGAAAGAATCAATGGAGATGTTCGCGTCGAAAATTGGCAGATTATTAAATGGCGACCCGGATCATTTGGACTCTTGGCGAGACATTGAGGGGTACGCGAGGCTAGTCACAAACAGACTAAAAGGTGAAGACAATGAACGACAGTAGAAGGCCAACAGATGAAAAGAAGTACGGCGATAACTGGGACAAAATCTTCAGTAAGAAAAAGCGGACGTTTGCCGATTTTATTAGCAGGGCGGAGAGAGAAGAAAGCGTAAACAGTCAAGCCGAGAAGCAAGTTTAAACCTTTTAATGGGAACCTATATGTCCACATATTCCGCATTTGATATACCCCTGCGCAGTGGCAGACAGATATGGTGGGAGTGGTCAAGGTGTTCATCGCCAGAAAAGGGGATGGTTAGAGTTCAAACGTCAGGAGGCAGAATATTGCCTCGTTATGAAAAGGGCATCGGGACTGTAATTAACGGCCTTCCTCGCTTGTATCAAGATATTGGTAATTATCTTTGGTCTGAGAGGGTAGAGTTAGACAAGCGCCTTGATCTCTTGATTGAGCAAAACCTGTACTGCTATCTAAGTGCTACTGTGAAGGCGCAACCCAGAAAGCAGGTGTGGAAGGTTAACACCGAGACATTGATGCGCCATGCTATTCAGGATTGCCGTTGGAACAACCAAGTACAGACACGCGAGGGCAGCCGTTACACGAAAGAGCAGCTAGGATTGGTGCTCGGGTGCTCCGCAGATACGTTTAGAAAAGACCATAATGAGAAGTGGAATTTTCTACGCGACAATCTCACTGTATGGATGAACAGTGCAGAGCAGCCGCTGTATGATTGGATGAGAAGGTTAAAAGATGCGGCATAACGACCAGCACAGGGGCGAGCAAGAGAAATTGTAGAGCGAGCATATCGGCAATTACGGCATTCAAGCGTGTACAACGGTCGAAGGCAATAGAGCTATAGTGGCGTGTTAATAACTAAGCGCCGCTTATTGGGCCAGATGTGACTGTTTGCGCTACTGTTTAAAAACACATGCTGTATGTATTGACAGTCCCCCCCCCACTATGCGACACTATTTCCTAGTGTCGAGTTCCGAGCACAGAGATAAACCAGCCTAGTGCTGGTTTTTTTGTGCCTGTAAAAAAACTAAGGATAAAGCATGGATGTAGGCCACGAACAGACAGTCATAGCCGTTGGGCATAAAACAGCCCAGCTTGGCGGTGGTCTAGCCCTTGGTTCTGGTGTCACGGCGAAGTTAGCTGAGAATTATGACGCAATAGCCAGTTTAGGTGTTTTGGTTGGTATTGCTGTTGGTGTGTTTGGGTTGTTTGTTCAACTCCACTACCAAAAGAAACGCGACAAGCGAGAACAGCTATTGCACGATCGCAGAATGAGAAATGGCTAGTTTTAGTCAAGCATCACAAGACAGGCTCGACACCTGCCACACAGATTTAATTGTTTTGTTCGAAGAGGTAGTAAAGCATTTTGATTGCTCTGTGATTTGTGGGCATCGTGGACAAAGAGAACAAATGGCCGCTTACCTAGAAAACAACACACAAACACGGTGGCCAGATTCTAGACACAACTCAGAGCCTTCTATGGCGGCTGATGTTGCCCCTTACCCAATAGATTGGAATGACCGAGAACGATTCACGTTGTTTGCAGGTTACGTTTTGGGGATAGCGTCAGCACTTAAAGCGCAAGGACGAATATCCCACCAGATCAGGTGGGGCGGTGATTGGAATATGAGCAACAAAGTAAGTGATAACAAGTTTGATGACTTGGTTCATTTTGAGTTGAGTGGAGGTTGATGAATGTCAATAGCTGCTATTCACCTCCATGGATATAACGTTGAAGATTACAGAAACAGTTCCGGCCAGATAGACCAAGCCTTTAAGAATGCAGGCATAGACTCTCGTGTTCTGGTTTATCACGCCGATAATGTGCGCGAAGCCAGAGAGATGAACGCTGACACAGCACACAGGCTATCAACACTGATTCACTATTTTCAAGAGAGGGGCCACACCGTCATTGTGACTGCCCATTCTAACGGCAATACCGTTATGCGGCTGTGCTACGACCTTTATCAAACTAGTCCCGATATCGCGGTGTGTATTCAGCCCGCTTTACCTTCAGCCATGAACCCAGCACCAGATGCCAAGCATGTCGCTGTTTACTGGAATCCAGAAGATAGGGTGGTGAAGCTAGGAAAATTTTTAACCTGGATTACTGGACTGTTTTCCTCTAAGTGGGTAGCGGAACGAAATTGGGGCCAAATGGGAGCAACAGGATATGTGGGAAGCGATAAAAATGTGGACAACATTAACACGCTGGACGCTCACCACCCCCGTAGAGCTGGTGGCCATAGCGGTATATTTGATCAGCGGGTTGCGGGTTACTGGATGAGCCTTATCACGAAAGATGCTTTCGAGAGGGCCGCCCAGTTATGAGGCTAATTTTTACCTGCTTGTTACTCCTGTCATTTGCTGTGTCTGCCGAGGTAGAGCAGTCTTGGCCTAACCTCATTATTGCTGACGAGGGTGGCGTGCCTATTGACG